TATAGTGGTAATATTTCAGGATTCCATCCTGAAGACGGGGGTCCGATTCCTCCAGTTCGCTCCACTTGAATATAAATACTACATTATGGGACCATTTGATTATATTAAAGCTATTAACGAATCAAAAGATATCATGAAAAATGATCCTCTTACGGAAAAGGATTATATACCTTTTCTTGTAAATAGAGGTCTTTCTTTTTTTCAAGATACTGTTATTCAAGTCAATGAAATGAATAGATGCCATTTCCTTGATAAAAAACTCCAATTTGACTTTTTACTAAATAATGTTAGGCCACGTTCTAGATGGTCTAAATGGTTAAAACCTGAGAAAATAGAAAATTTAGAAATAGTTAAAACATATTTTGGTTTTGGTAATGAAAAAGCAAAGAATGCTTTGGAATTATTGTCTGATGAAGATGTCGAAGAAATCAAGAGTAAATTCATGGAAGGTGGAGTGGAATGATTAGCATTGAAGATATGATAGAATGTACATTAGCAGAACCTGAAGATTTTTTAAAGATTAGAGAAACATTAACAAGAATTGGTGTCGCATCTAGAAAAGAGAGAATAATATATCAATCTTGTCATATATTACATAAACAAGCACGATATTATATTGTCCATTTTAAAGAATTATTTGCATTGGATGGAAAACCAACCAATTTTTTAGAAAATGATCAAGCGAGAAGAAATACCATAGCTAACCTATTAGCTGAATGGGGATTAATAAAATTAGTATCTCCTGAAAAATCATCTATGTTAACCGTTCCATTAAATCAATTAAAGATTTTATCTTTTAAAGAAAAAGAGGAATGGATATTAACAGCAAAATATAATATTGGAAATAAAAGAGTAGATTATGAGTAAAGCGACGAGCAAAATTCAAACACCAAATCAGAGTAAGAATACTACATTGTCAAAATCACCAATGACAAAAGAATCATTAAAGTTTTTTAAATTAAATGAGTTTGTGAAACTTCCGATATTTGCAACAGATCATGCGGCATGTTTTGATATATATGCAAATATAATTGAAGGAGAAGACATACAATACTGTAGTGCGGGACACTCTAAACAATTACCTAAACGAATATCGTTTGATATAAATAATAAAAAGTCTTATATTCAGTTAATGAGTGGTGAAAGAATGTTAATTCCAACTGGACTTATCGCAGATATACCTGTGGGTTTTTCGGTTAGGTTACATCCAAGATCAGGACTGGCATTTAAACAGGGAGTTTATCTCACAAATTGCGAAGGTGTGATTGACAGCGATTATGTTGATCCAATTTTCGTAATGGTAACAAGTATCAGTAATGTACCAGTGCGGATTTATAGCGGAGATAGAATATGTCAAGGAGAACTGGTTCGATGTGAAAAATATACATTGGATGAGTCTGATAAAGCCCCTTCTCAAAAGACAAATAGAGTTGGTGGATTTGGTTCAACAGGTGTGTAATTAATACACATCATATTTTAACTTAAACAGGAGTATATATGTTAGAAAAAGCAACAGGCTGGATTCGTAGTCTTACAGAAGCAGGACTTGCGTTAATCGCATTAGGTGTAGTGCTTCAAATTCTTTTTGGAACAGCTGTTCCTTTCCTTGGCATTGATGTCATTGGATCAGTTACTAGTGTAGTCAAATCACTCGGAAGCGAAGGCCTAGTTGGTTTAGTCGCTGTATGGGTACTTTGGGGAATTTATACCAAGAAGTAGGTACTTGACAATTCCAAAAAGTATGATATACTGGAAGAGTAAGTGAAATTTATATTATGGAAATACAACTGAAAGGGGACCTGATCTCTTAACTGAGTGGATAGTCCCCTTTCTTTTATTATTATGAATGAAAATTGGCTAATTGAAGAGAATGAAATGGAAAAAAAATTTAAGTTAGTAGTAAAGGATTCTGGTAATTATACAGCAGACTCGTTTTCTGAATTAATTTGGATTGTTTTACGACATCGCCTCCAACATCTATGTAAAGGTGAAGGATGGCGTGATTGAGGTTGTCCATCGTGGAAACCTCGTAATTGTCACCTGCTCTGCGTATGAGGGGTGAATTTCAAATAACCTTGCTTTTATAAGGAGGAATTATGGTACTACGCGCATCACATGTCCCTGCAAATTTTGGGGATTTCGAAAGAGCTCTAGGATTTTCTATAGGGTTCGATTCAATGTTTGACCGTTTGCTTGGAGATAACACGCAACACGTTTCAAACAATCAAGGTTTCCCCCCCTACAACATCCGAAAAGACGGAGATATCAAGTACTTCATTGAAATGGCCGTTGCTGGTCTTTCAGAAGAGGATCTTGAAGTCGAATTAAAAGAATCCGTTCTTCAAATTCGGTCTAAGCAATCTACAGAAGATGAAGCTAATTATGTTCATCGTGGGATTGCCAAGAGAACATTTGAAAGGGCTTTTACTCTTTCTGATGATATTGTTGTAAGGGGTTGCGACCTTACTAACGGAATGTTAACCATTGAACTTGAGAAAGTAATTCCAGAGGAAAAACGAGCACGTTTAATTCCTATTGGAACTAAGAAAGTCAAGTCGATTAACTAATTCGGTGCGCCCACCAGTATTTTATATTGGTGGGCATTTCTGTTTACTAAATATTACAGAAATAAAAACCCATATCATTAGGAGAAAAAATGTGTAATAACGAAGAATGTAAATGTGTTAATTGTACCTGTGAACCATGTGAGTGTTCAGAGGAAACTCCATGTGGATGTGATTTATAGAGAAAAAGGAATATTATGTTACCTTTATTATTATTCAATGTTATTTCTGGTCTTGTTATAGACAAGGCTACAGACTTAGCAACAGAACACGTTGAAAGTATGATAGATGATCTACTTCCAAAAGAAGCACAAAAAGAATTAGACAAAGCTATAAAAGAAGACCCCGCACATGAATTCAAAAATGCCAAAGAGGCATTGATGGCCGCAGTTGAGGGTAAGTTACCTATCGTCAAAGCAGACGGAACACTCAAACGAATCGAAAAAACATTTACAGTTATATTCGATCCTACTACTGGCTCAGTTGAAATAAAATAAACTTAGGAGAATATTATGGCAGTCAAGATACCAACTTATAACGGACACCTGACAAAAAACTTTGGGTATCAAGAAATGATAAAAAGTTCAACCGCCGCACGTTTAGGTATCTCAAACGATGCAACAAGAGAACACGTTATCAATTTAACCAACCTATGTAATTTTATTTTACAACCGATAAGAGAAGAGTTTGGAGTTATTCGTATCAATAGTGGATATCGTTCTCCAGCATTAAACAAGGCAGTAGGTGGTTCAAAGACAAGTCAGCATTGTAATGGACAGGCTGCCGATTTTGAATCAACAAGAATTTCTAATCCAGACCTTGCAAAATGGATTTCTGAAAATTTAATATTCGATCAACTCATTCTAGAATTCTACGATGGAGTTGACCCAAATAGTGGATGGGTGCATTGTTCTTATGTACTTGATGGGAGTAATCGTAGTAAAACAATGACGGCTCTAAGAGTCAATGGGAAGACCCAATATAAGACAGGCCTTCTCTCATAGGAGGAAAATATGAAATATATGTGGGCAGCTTATTTGGAATTTTTATTATTCATAGGCCAATTTAATTCAAGAAAGAATTGGATTGACAATCACATCCTATTATGTTATAATAACTTAAATAAATGTTGCTATTTTTCAAATAATCTTAATGAAAAATAATAGAACTCGGACTTAAATATTATCTCCGATTTGTCAAAACCCGCATGGCTTGACAAACACATAAAAGTGTGTTATAATAGTTTAGATAAGTTAAACGTGAATTACGTTAAATACTTAGACCATTCTTGACCCTCAATCATAATAAATTATAATGTTTTATACTAATGTCCAACCTCATGGTAATTTTATTGCTCTGCGAGGTGTGAATGATCGTGGTGAATCTTTCAAAGAAAAACTGAACTACGAACCTACCCTATTTGTAGAATCTCACAAACCTCAAAATCCCCAATGGAAAACCCTAGATGATCGCAATGTTGCTCCTGTGAAGTGGGGCTCTATGAAAGATTCTCGCCAAGCCATGAAAGATTATGGTGGTAATGTTTTTGGGTTTGACCAGTTCCAATATTCTTTTATTTCTGATAACTATCGTGGTATGGTTGACTACGATTTAGATAAGATCAAGATTGGTTTCATTGATATTGAAACCAGTTCAGAACATGGTTTTCCAGATGTAAGAAGTGCCAACGAAGAAGTCTTGGCTATCTCCTATCGTTGTGGAAAAAGTTTCAAGGTGTATGGTTGTCAGGAATACACACCGGCTGAAGGCATCGAGTATATTCATTGCGAGAACGAAACAAGGCTATTGGAAAACTTTGTACTTGATTGGTCTATGAATTATCCAGATATCATTACTGGATGGAACTCAAGGTTTTTTGATATTCCATTTCTTGTTAATCGTATCGTCAAGATTCTTGGTGAGAAGATGGCTAAGAAACTCTCGCCGTGGGGCTGGTATAAAGAGCATGAAGTAAATCTATTTGGTAACAGACAACTGCAGGTTTTTGATCTGGTTGGTATTTCAAGTATTGACTATATGGATGCTTACAAGAAGTTTACTTATGTCAATCAAGAGTCGTATTCTTTGAACCATATTGCATACGCAGAGTTGGGGGAAAAGAAACTAGACTATTCAGAATACGCTTCACTACACGAACTATATCAAACAAACTTTCAGAAGTTCGTTGACTATAATGTTCATGATGTTGTCTTGTTGGAAAGACTAGAAGAGAAGATGAAACTCTTGGAGATGATTATCTCACTAGCTTACATGGCCAAGTGTAACTTCAATGATGTGTTCAGTCCTGTGAAGATGTGGGATTGTATTATTTACAATCATCTGAAAGACCAACAAATTGTCGTTCCACCAAAGAAACATGATACTAAATCTGAAGCATATGAGGGTGCCTATGTGAAAGATCCTCAAATTGGTCGGCACAAGTGGGTTGCTAGTTTTGACTTGAATAGTTTGTACCCGCATCTGATAATGATGTACAATATATCTCC